CCAGCCTGAAATAATTTCAGCCTAAAGTATGACGCCTCCTCGTCATGTTGTGATGTACATCCCACAGGGTGCGGGTTTCACCAAGACGAACCTGAAGGAACTCGAGCGCATCGCTCGATGGATGAAGGATGCCCAGAGCATGGGTCTGAACATTACGGAGCCCAGACAAGCGGCCAATACTATCATGAGACGCATAAAGGCGAATGGCGGCTACCCAAACGTCGCGACTATGCAGAAGGCCATGATGCCGTACCTCGTGAAGTTCCGCAAGTTGAACAAGGCTCTCAACTCCAACAACAGAAACCTCGGAAATGAGAGACGCGCTGCCGTGCACCGCCGCGTCCAGAATGCGGCTGGAAAGTTCAAGGCGCTCCGTAACGTTGCGGCGCTGCGTCGCCCCCCGAGCCCCGGTTCGCGTCGCGTTGGAAGCCAGCACAACGTCAGTATGATGGCCTCTTTGATGCGTCCATACATGCTGGCCGGTTCCACGCCCGTCACGACAACCTACAACCGGTTCATGGCCGGTCCTCCTCGGCCGCGCGTCCCACGCACGCCGAACCGCAAGTCCCCGAGCCCTAACCGCGCTGCGACAGTCACCCGTTCCGGACGCCGGTCCGTGAAGCCCCGCAACTAAAAAACGTGTCCTGTGAGGCTCAGGGTCTCCCCGCACACGTCTAAAATTACCCAAAACTGACAGAGACGACCATGGCCTGCACGCTCGCCAAGTTCGCCTCTATCCCTATCAAGTACGCGCCTAAGCGCAAGTTCCTTGAGTTCGCCAAGCCTCAGTGGCATAACAAGCTTGGCGAATTCAGTGATCCGGACGTTCTGAGCTGGATCAACAACGTTTATCAGGACAAGGCCTTCCCAACGCGCGAGGCCTTCAACAAGGCCTATGACGATGCAGCACGACCAGCCGAGGGGGTCGCGTGGGGTAACAAGACGATGGTCCTGACAAAAGAGGACGTGGACAATTTCGAGGAGGAATTCAAGGGTGGGGCGTTTTACCCGCGCGACGCCGCGCAGAAGACGCTGACGAAGATGAAGGCCGCTTTGGAGACGGGCGAGAAGGTCATTTTTGTATATTGAACCTCATATTGCTCCCGATACCTATGGGTCTGAAGCCCATTTTGTTATAAAATCCACGAGCTTCTGGAACCGATTCGAGCGTCACCGTATTTAGCCCCCTGTTTCGTGCGTTAGCTATTATGCGGTTCATAAGCAGTCTGCCTATCCCTTTCCCCTTGTTTGTGCCTATGAGGCGAATACGCATGTCCCCCTTTTGGTTCCGGTGATTTTTGTTGACCAAGGCAAACCCCACCAACTTCCCCTGCGTATTTATAACCGTATAGTGTCGGTTGCTGAACTTGTAAGCCTCTTTGAACCAATTCTTATTTATAGTCGTCTTCACGAGTCTACGGGCATTCTTACGTAGACTCTTGTTGAGGAGTTTGTTGGGGCCTAGGATGGCCACGTTGTTCATTAATTTTTAGTATATAATTTAACGCCGAGGAGACCGGCCTGGGCTGCGCTTGTTCGGGCTGCGCTTGTTCGGGCTCCGGCTCGGACTCCGGCGGCGAGGGCTCATAGACGTTCCTACATTTCTGGTATTACGGCGTCCAACGCCAGTTTGGCGCATCAGCCTCGTGTACCCCGCCCCGCCGCGCGTAGGGGGTGCCATAGACAACCGCCGCAGGTACCCAACTATACCACGAGCCCCGACGTAGCCACCGAGTTTCTTCCAGTGACTCTTGGCCACGGCACGACGGGCTGCTGTCCGACGGTTGAGCTCACGCTGCAGGTCGCGAATCTGAGCCTCGTGATGGATAGTGGCACCTGCTATATAATGGGCGCTAAGCCCCTGACGGTGCATGTGGTTTATAGACGCTCTATGGAAATTGATCTTGTTACGCAAGTTCTCGTTGCTATTGTTATTATTCATTTGAAATTAACCAAGAAAAATATTTGGCTTTAGTAAATGAAGACTGCAATCATCATCTTGGCCCTCGTCATTATTCTGTTCCTCGTGTGGGGGCGCCGCGGAGCTTCGACCCGCGGCTCGTCCTGCCCTACAGGCTACGTGCCTTCCCCAGTTAACAGCACGTGGGCTGGCTGGAGCTACAACTGCCTTCCCAAGGGTATTGATTCGTCCCTCGTCGGAATCCCGTCAGACACCTACGTTCGCCCCATCACGACGATTTACGCGCCGATCATCAGCGACACTGGACGCGCCCAGAGCCTGATGATGGGGACGCCAGCCAAGACCCTCGAGTTCCCGGTCCAGCGCGACCAGAGTCTTTTTCCCAACTATAAGTAAATGAACAAAGTTTGGATCGCCCTCGCCATCTTCGCCGCTGTGATTCTGTACTTTATGCGCATGGGCCCGGGCTTTTCTCCGCCCAAGTATATCGAGGAGGCTTTTATCGGGATCTGCCCTCCAGGACAGATGCCCGCCTCGTATACCACCAAGGGAGGTGCCTGCGTTCCTTACTATTTTTAATCCACGGGCACCTGAAAATATTTCAGTATAATAATGAGATCACCTAGGCATGTCACCATACGCCGTCGGTGGCCTGAAAGGTACTTCTCGGGTCTGAGTCGAAAGATGCAAATCAGACGCGAAATGGAACTCTTGAGACGGCGCAGAACGCCGTACAGTAAGCTGGGACTCAGCACATCGAACAAGTTTGCGATGAAACGCAAGTCCAAGTGGACGCAGCAGTTCCACAAGGTTTACCCGGGCCTCAAGTTCAACAAAGAGGCTATCGCGCGTCGTACGGGCATCAGCCGTTCGACGCTCAACACGGTGTACAACAGGGGCCTCAAGGCGTGGAAAACGGGTGGGAGCCGCCCAGGAGCCACCGCGCCTCAGTGGGCGATCAGTAGAACATATAAATACATTTTACTCACAAAGAGGAAAGCGCCTCTTAGTTGGTATAAAGGGAAATACGATCCGGATAATGACCTGCGGAGGCGAGGAACTCATGTTCCCATATGACCACCAAATTGTATCCCAAATCTCTAATCCTTCTTTCTCTTTCTAGGGTTCTTTCATACACCTCACCCCATGTTCCTCTCTTCCTTGGGTGAGGTTCATCTTTGGAATACCTCTTGTTTGATGGATGCGCGTGCCAGTAGTCCCCGTGAAATTCATATACCGTATTCGTCTTTTCGTCATATCCATCCACCTTCCACTTTGTCTCCGGTATAGTAAACTCACCAAGAGGGCTATCAAATGTCCTTAAATGAGGTATATTCAAGGACTTGAGCCAGTTTCGAGCAATCTTTGATGTGGTGAATCTTTCACATTTTTGACACCCCGCCCCACTCACATGAATTCGAGGCTGCTGGAAAAACGGGCCGTGAATTTTACATTCAATTTTAACTTTTGTATAGCAATTAACGTAAACGACATTCGAATAGTCATACGTTGATCCATGAACTTCATTTACTCTTTTAAGAAAAGTCTCCATGTTTTCTTTTCGGCGTTCAGTGCATAGAGGGCATGCATGTCCTTTTAACAAATTATTAGGAAGTTGTTTGAACTCCCCATGAACCCTGCATATTACCTTTACTTTAGTATTTGCGTTCTTGTATTCTATGAGTGATAAATCGTATTCATCTCCGTATGTTTCCTTTACTTTATCGAGAAAGTCGTTGGTCGTTCCTTGTTGTTTTCCACTACACGAAGAGCACCCGTTTCCCCTGAAATGACTGGCGGGGCTTTGTTGAAATGAGCCATGATTACGGCAAATTATAGTAACGTTGATAGAATTATTCACGTATTCTACATTTGAATAATTGTACCTATCGCCATGTACATCTATGAACTTTTGTATAACCTCTTCATTGGTGAGACGCCTCACCATGTCTTACTCTGTGCTGAGGTTTTTTATGTATAGCCTGAGCGTACAAGTTTGTCCTTGGCCTGAGGTCCGGTGACGCCAAGGAACCAGCCAACCCCGGCTCCGGCTCCCGCCAGGCCTATGAGACCCAGAGTTCCGAGAGCCGTCGCCATGTGAAGTCTCTGAGGCATTTATACGTAATACTCACAGCTCTTTTAAGTTCACGAGTCTTCCTTGCGCCCTATGAAGTAATCGTCCAGCAACTTTTCAAACCGGCGGCCTTTTTGGGTTAATTGCACGAGCCCTTCGTCCGTGTACCCTATATCCTCGAGGGGATCGAACGCATTTCGGGTCAAAATATCCCAACGCTCCTTGTACCGGCGATCGGCAAAGGATCCGTGCCAAAAGTGGATGATGGTGCCGTCGACCCATGAAACCTTGAATTGCTTCAAGTTTCTCTCATAGAGTTTCAGCATCATTTTGTAATTTTCATGGACGGTCCCTGGGCACGAATTCTGCCCGATACCGGCAAGGGCCATAGCCATGTGTCTGTCGCCCGAACCGAGGATGGCCCAGTCTGGAAGCCCGCCCATCTTCTGAAACGCGTAGCGCGTGCATGCCCACGCGTATCCAGGGTGCCAAAACCCATACTTGTCCGTCGGCGTCCACTTTGTTCCACTCCCGACGAACATGTACGCAAAGCTCTTGTCGATCTTGAGCGCCTCGCCGTGAGACCCGAGGTTCACAGCCGTGTGCCACATCTGAACCACGTCAGCGGTCTGAAGCTCCTCAATGGTATCCTGGATCCAATTTTTGTTTAAAAATTCAAGGTCTGCATCGATCCATGCGACGTATTTCCAATTTTCTGGAAAAACCTTGACCGCCATATTGATGAGATTCTCTTTGAGCCACACGTGAGAGTCCGTTTTGAACGTGAGGTGTTTATGCACAGGGAGTCTGGGAAGCGATGCGGGACCGAGAGCCTCGACAACGACAATCCGAACAGACGGAGAAATGGTCCTATTCACAAACTCTATGAAAAGTTCTCGACGCCTTTTGAAACCGCAAAAGTTAAAGTATGGAAGTACCACGTAGAGAGGTGCTGGACTAGTGCAGCACCCCATCCTGTAATAAACTAAGGATTTTATGTCTCCCTAGAGTGGCCGCGGCGACTAGTTAAAAACACCGAATCTATTTAACTAAAATGAACGAGGAGATGAATGACCGGATCCTAGACCTCATCAAGGGGCGCATGGCAAAGGGGCGCGCGCAATACGGTCATGGTCTCCTCGAAAACTCTGGATACGACTGGGTCAAAGAGGCGCTCGAGGAGGCTCTCGATCTTTCAGTTTATGTTGCAGCTCGTTTGATCGAGATTGAGAATAAAAAGTAATTGTAGAGGACACTCACTCTGAAATGTGGTGCGTCCAAAAGTCCCGAAGATGTGGAATGCCCATTGGGGCAGTCTTGACGGGTGGTGCATCCGTCTGCGTTTCTATATTTTTCTTCAATTTAGGTTTAAAAATGAAGAAGCCGGTGGTAAAGCCGATAAAAAAATCCAATATAAACATTCCTTCTGATACATACGCAGACTTTATGCCTCGTTACACCACGTGTTTATCGAGCGCGCCAAGAGACACAGCTCCCAAACAGTTTCAATTTGGGGGCACCACATATTATGTTCCTTTCTGTCTGTAAAATGGACGCACTTCCAGTTGGGCAAGAACCGGGCCGTTCCGAGGTTCTTGAGAGAATCATCAACAAAGACGTTAAGGTGGTGATTGGGGAATGCGTAAGCTTCAACCTCTGGTTTCAAAGGTGAATCTGAGGGGTTTCCGGGGCAATTGATCGTAACGTCGGCACCGATCGCCAATGCCACCCTGGACGCCCAGATCCACGGTGCGTTTGTAAAGAGCTTCAGATTCCAGCCCTCATGCGTCAAGGAGTGAAGATCGGCCGCTTCCTTATGCATTTCTTCAGTCGCGAGAACATCAGCCAAGTGGTTCATCAAAGACTTGTCGTAGACCTTTTCGTTAAAGTCTGACACGTCCAACTGGAACCCGCGCTGAAGACCACGAGCCGTGTGCCCGTACGCAAGAAACAGGAGGCGATTCGTCTCACGAGGGTCCTTGCAGTGCGGGAGCTTTGAGCGGACGTACGAGACGCAATTCTCATTGACGTGAGCCATCAAGAGCTTGTCGCGTACAAGAACGCCATCCACGTCAAGGAGAAGTGATTTGTACGCCATTTACTTTTCAAACGCGTTGTTTCTCTATCTCTGTGCTTTTGGACCTATTAGCCCCTTTTTATAGTTATTCAAAGTTTTGTTAATGAGTGAAATGTTATTTCCTCTTCTAAAGCTCGACATGGTTAATGGTACGACTGGATTAGGCTTGAACCCAAGCTTATTCTGAAGAATTCTTGTACTAATAGGACGCTTGTTGGTGTTATTAGGTCTAATAAGTTTGTTCATGTTCGACCCGTGATGTTCAATAGTATCGTATTTTCCTATATTTATAGCCGCTTTTGTAAGGAGAGCTCTTAGAATACGCGCCACCTGTTGACCTTGAAAATTTTTATTAGTGCGACCCCAATTGAAATTTACAGTAGAAGGTCCGATATTTATAGCGGCATTACCAGCGCGCCGGCCATTAACGTACATATCAACTGTAATTATACGCTTGTTCTTATTAAATCCTTGTCTATTTTTAACCTTAATTGAGTTTGGATCAAACGCCATGAGATAGTTCTTCACGTTGTTAATACGCGTACGGACCTTTGGTGCATTGTTGATGCGGGGCGCGTTGCATTTCACACCTCCGCACAACCGCCTGAACATTTATAATAAACAAATATATTTAAAGCTTAACACACTGTAAATGTCACAATGGCGCTCAATGTCACGAAACTTATTCCAAATGCCCAGCTCCCTATCCGCGGCTCAAGTAACGCAGCTGGTTATGACCTCTTCAGCACTGACAGCTACGTCGTTCTCCCAGGTCGCCGCGTGGTCGTATCCACCGGCATCTCAGTTCAGCTCCCGCCAGGAACTTATGGACGTATTGCACCTCGCTCTGGTCTGGCCGTAAAGCACGGTCTGGACACGCTGGCGGGTGTTATCGATCCGGACTATACGGGTGAGGTCAAGGTGGTCCTGCAGAACCTAGACCTGCAGCAGCCCTTCGTGATTCGCCCGGGGTACCGCATCGCCCAGTTGATTCTGGAGAATTACACGGTGGCGGATGTGGTTGAGGTGCCCACGGAGTTCACTGCTCTGTGCGCCACCCCGAGCGCGCGCGGCGCGGCAGGTTTCGGGTCGACGGGGATCTAGGCTTAAACTCTTAAAACGTCTATAAAACAAATGAGCGGCTTTGCCGCCTTGGCCTTCCAAGCTATCGCTTGGGATGGCCAGGATATTGAAGACCAATTTACCATACGCATCTTCGGCCGAGCCGCAGATGGTAAATCAGTCTCTCTTGGAACACCGTTCCAACCTTATTGTTTCATAAAACCCAAAAAAATGTCACAGGAGTTGTTCAACTTTGTCAAAACCAAGTGCATCAAGGCGGAGCCGAAGCGCGCCAAGGATCTATGGGGTTTTCAGAACGGCGAACTCTCCGAGTTTATTCAGGTGACTTTCAAATCTCAGAAGGCGCTGAGGGGGTTTGCGTGGTGCGTTGAAAACGCCAAGTGGCCAGAGCTTTCGGGGTGCCGCGTCTACGAGTCGAATATGGATCCCGTTTTGAGATTCATGCACGTCACGAAGTGCTCGTCGACGGGTTGGATCGACCCAGGACTCTGTGAGCCTGATCTAGAAACGACGTGCGACGTGAATCTCTGGTCCCCGAACTGGCGTTTTATTAGTCCGGTTGTTCGGGACGACGTCGCACCCCTGCGCATCATGTCCTTTGATATAGAGTGCTACTCGTCGACAGGCGCTTTTCCGGACCCACGAAATCCACACGACGTAGTGTTTCAGATTGGTATGACGACCAAAACATTCGGGCAAGAATCTCTGACAAAACGCTGTCTGTGCCTCAAAAAGACGAACGGCCCTGACGTGGAGTCCTTCGAGACGGAACGCGAGCTCTTGGACGCTTTCCAAAAGTATCTGGTGGAGATGGATCCCGACATTATCACGGGTTGGAACATCTTCGGGTTCGACCTCGAGTTTCTTCACTTCCGGTCAGTTCTTCGCGGCGCGAGCACGGTCTGGGGGCGAGTCAAGGATGCGCCGTCTGAACTCGTCGAAAAGAACCTTTCGAGTTCAGCACTCGGGAACAACCTCCTCAAGATGACGCCAATGAAAGGTCGTTACGTCTTTGATTTGTTCCAGGATGTCAAGCGGGAACACAAGCTCGAGAGCTATTCACTGAATAACGTGTCCAAACACTTTTTGAAGGACCAAAAGAATGACATGCCCGTCAAGGAAATCTTCAGCCGGTATGCCGAGGGCGACCCCGACCGCCTCGGTGAGGTGGCTGCATACTGTATTCAGGACACGGTCCTGCCGCACAAGCTCATGGAAAAGTTGTGCCAGATTCAGAACCAGATTGAGATGGCCAAGGCGTGTTGGGTTCCTATTTCGTTCCTGTCGGAGCGCGGTCAGCAGATCAAGGTGTTTAGTCAGATGGCGTTCAAGGCTCGCGAGCTCAATTTCATCATCCCGACATTCAAGTATGGCGCGTCCGGGCCACCCGATGAAGGATACGAAGGCGCGACCGTGCTCGAGGCACAGGCGGGTGCGTACTACGGACCAATCACGGCGCTCGACTTTGCGAGTCTGTACCCGAGCATCATGTGTGCCCACAACTTGTGTTATTCGACACTGGTGATGGATCCCAAGTACGACAACTTGCCCGGAGTTGAGTATGAGCAGTACGGGTCTCACAGGTTCGCGCAGACGTCGAAAGGGAAACCTGTGGTTTCCCTTTTGCCCACCATTCTGTCAGACCTGAAGGCGTTCCGAAAAAAGGCCAAAAAGCTGATGGCCCAACACGAGGGGACGCCTATGGAGGCGATTTACAACGGTCAGCAGCTCGCGTACAAAATTTCGATGAATTCAATCTACGGATTCACGGGTGCTTCCAAGGGCATGCTTCCGTGCGTCGCCATCGCATCAACTGTTACTATGCGCGGGCGGCAGATGATTGAGGAGACCAAGAATTACGTCGAAGCCAACTTCCCGGGAGCTCGCGTCCGGTACGGAGACACGGACTCTGTGATGGTCGAGTTTGACGTTCAGGGACGCAAGGGTCAAGAGGCGATCGACTACTCGTGGCAGCTCGGTGAGCAGGCGGCTGAGCAGTGTACCAAGCTGTTCAAGGCACCGAACGATCTGGAACTCGAGAAAGTTTATTGCCCATACTTTTTGTATTCGAAGAAGCGCTACGCGGCAAAGATGTACGAAAAGAAGGGTGATGCGGTCGCCTTCAAAAAGATTGACGTCAAGGGCCTTCAGGTGGTTCGGCGTGACAGCTGTCCTTTCGTGCGCGAGACGCTCAAGGCGCTTTTGAATATGGTCCTCGAGTCGAGCGATCCGACGCCGGTCATTACGTTTGCGCGTGAAGAGGCGCGGAAACTCATGGCAGGTGAGGTCCCTATGGAAAAGCTCTTGATGAGCAAACAGCTCGCGTCGGCATACAAGGTGGTTCAGCCACACGTCACGGTTCGTGACAAGATGAAGGCGCGCGTCCCCGGGTCCGAGCCGCAACAGGGTGATCGCGTCGCATTCGTCATCGTCAAGGGTGAAGGGAAGATGTGTGAAAAGGCGGAGGATCCGACGTGGGCCCTCGATCACAAGATTCCTCTCGATTACCAGTACTATTTCACGAACCAATTCAAAAAGCCGGTACAGGACCTTCTTGAACCGCTCGTGAATGCCGACGCCATCTTTGACAAGAAGTTCATGGTCAAAACGTCGAGTACTGCAGAGACTGAGGCGCGCAAGGCGTTCCTGTCCATGTTTACGCGCCCCTTAAAAGCTCCGGTCCCATAGTAGGTATGGACGAGTCCGCGTACCAACAACAGATTCTTCAAAACATAGAAGATGAGGTGACGCGCCGGGTCAATATAAGATCTCGAGCTATACTCGAGGAAGTCTCGAGACTCTACGAGATTCCAGTTGAGCGACTTATAAAAGATACGGTAAGTGTCGAAGGTAATTTTTGTCGTGGAATTCTGAAGAGTAAACAGAGATGTCTGAAAAAGCCCAAGGAGAATGGATACTGCGGCTTTCATCAATGTCAGGCGCCTAATCACAAACCTGAGATTTCTGTCGTTGAGCAGAAGGAAGTGGCCCCTTGGGAATGAGCAAGCTTAGAGATTTCGCAACTAAATTGCTTAATGGGAAGCAAAAGTGATCTTCTGCTCACAAGTCTTTCTAAATTTTTCGAGATTCCAGAGAATCGAACCCAGCTCCATGACATCATTGGTCGGGGCAAGGGACCTTCTCTCCGGAGGCTCGAATGGTTCGTGACCAACTATTCAAAGAATAACCACGTGTCATTCACAGCGCCTAACGGCAAGGTGTTTACGGTACACGTCGCATACAAGTCGAGTCTGGACGGGTACAGTAAAAAGCTTTTCGATCCTTTTTGCCGCACGGAGCGCATAGAGTTCCAAGGTTTGACAACCACGTGTGCGCAGCTGAACTTTTTGAGATGGGCAATTTCGAACGGAATTGTCGGAGTTCTTCGAACTCTTACAGAAACGGAAGAGAAGCAAATCCTCCCTGAAATTGTAGAAGACTATATCCATAATAGAACAGGTACAAGTTGTATCCAGTGATGAGCTGATTCGTATAAGCCGCGTTAAAGTTGAGCTGTATATATGTCGTCTGTGAATTCAATTTTGAAAAATTAAGGTACCCACCCTGATTGTATTCTTTTGGCGTCAAACCAAACGAATATATGTAAATGTTTTTTGAAGGTATCGATAGATAGTGTTCCATAGGCTGCTTGAACGAGTAGTACAGGGACCCCTGGAACGTACTCAGAATATCCACGTTATTCAAAGTAATCTTAGCGTTATTAATCACATCCACGAAATTTGAATTTCCAGATGGAAATTTGAGCTCTATACCTGTCTGAATATACTGTGTTGAGTATCCGTAGCTATACCTGGATGCGTAATACTTGCCGTCCGCAACAGCCTCGTAATTTTTGTTTCTAAAAAACCATGCAAGAACTTGCACGGGGTAGTTGGCCGTCAACTGAAGAGTCGGATTTGCACTTGAAAATGCGAGGGTCGACTCCTTTTGGACGCGATTCACTATATATTTGAGAGGCGTGTTTTGATAGTACAACTTTTCAGCATTCTCTAAAAGAATTTCTTCCGTGATTAAATTCGGCCATAAACTTGTTCCCGGGGGGAACACGTCATAACTTGTGTTCGCTGGCAGACTCGCCCACCAGGTGTTTGGCTGGAACGTAAACCGCACATAAAGACGCTGATTCCACATGGCGCACACCGGGAGGTACGGTTTCCGCAGTCTCTCACGCCCTTTATTATTAGCAGAATGACGACGGCAAAAGAAAAACTCGAGTGGGATCGTGATCGTGCCACCAACCTGTGCGTTTGAAACACTGAGAGCTGTCTGGACCCCGAGCTGTTCATCAGCGTCCAGGAACATCTGGTCCCGGATAACGTACCAGTCATCGTACAGAGTCTCGACGATCGTCTCATTCACGAGGAGATCCACCTGTTTCAGGAGGGCGCGCCCGACGTTTGGCGTGTAACTGTTGCTCCCTGGGAGGGCCGGGAGATTCACCGAGAGGTACATGTTCGACAGAAGATGACCCAACTCGGTCGGCCGCAGCTCAATCTGAATGACAGACCCCTGATAATACGGATTTGGAGGTGGAAAGGGATAAACCTTTTGATACATGACGAAGTTCGAGTACCTCTTGAACGCAGGATTCCACTGCGACTTGCTCATGTCGTCCGTCAAAAAGTAATCCTCCTGGGGGCCTATAGCTTGAAGGGACAAAACAGACCCTGAACTGAAACCCTTGTTCTTCTCCTCAATGTATTTACTCTCGGGAAAGAGACGGGTCCCTGGTTGTGGATCCTGCCACTCCACGTCCGTATTGAGAGTCCGCAACTCTGGATAGTTTCCCACACTGACGTTTTGATTGAGCTGGACCTGCACGTTCGGTACATCCCCACCCTTTGAAACATAATTTGTAAAACGCCCGGGAATAAACGTGCTTGTGAACATGGGCTCTTCGATCATCGCAGGGATGCCATTCACGTATATGGGAACTGAATTATTAGGAGGAATACTGTTGTCTGTAGGAACGAGAGTGGCTAATGTGGTCCCTTGAACAGATGTGATTTGCATGGGGACGCTGAAAGTGGGGAGGCCGGTGATGCGCCACCCGACGCTCGTTTGAGTAGGAGGCGGTGCTGTAAAGTAAAAGGTTACGCTATTTTGAGCCGTTAGGTAGTAACCATAAAGAGGTGCACGAGTCCTATTGCTCTTGTATTGTAGCTGATTAGGCGGATAAAGAATCGCTCCGGTGGCTTGTTGGGTCCCTTGTATGTTCTGGTCGGTATCGGTTTGAAGAGTGAAAGACCAGTTGTACGCTCCATAGTCGGTGGTCCCCGCGACGTTCGAGACGCTCGTGACTTGAATTTGACCCAAAATTCCTGTAAAACCAGCACCCGACCAGCCAGGGCTCACGGGGATGATTGGGAGATCGGTCGTGACGTAAAAAGTTATGTTCGTATCACTCGTCACATTGTAAAATCCATTCAAGTCGATCGGTGCCAAGGCTATCGGTGTTTGCTGTACCACCAAAGAAGAGACGGGGCTTGGGCTCGTGGGAATCGGCGCCGGCCCAACACTCTTATTAAAGAGGTTGAATACCGAAGCTTGTACCCGTCTCTCAAGTGTAATGACATTTTGGAACACTTTTTGCATTCCTTCTACAACTCACTCAGATTATTCTTCCACAGTTGTGTCACACTCGTCGCCTTGAGAGCGTCCCTATCAGTCCTCTTCTTGACCACCATCTCGTGGAGTTTCGTCACCTCTTCAGCCACGTACTGATACGTCTTGATATCCAAGAGCTTCTCCCAAATTTCATCCTTAAATTGAGCTTTGGACAACTGAACCTGAATCTGCGCCAAGGGAACGTTCATCACCTTGAGGGTCCCACGAATCACACCATCTATGAAACGAGCCTTCTCACTGAGCCACTCAATTTCAGAATCAAATTGCTTGAGAAGCCACGCCTTGCGTTTCTTATAAGTCCCTAGACGGATTTCTATGTAGTCTACCAGAATCTCCTCGGGACTTGCGTACTTCTTCACCGCTCCATTGGGACCGATCAGATACATGTTGCTCGTGTGTATCGTCTTCGTCAGCCCCAACTCTCGGATCGGGTCTTCCAGCGCCGCTCCCCATATGCGAAAGTCGGGCTGCGTCTCCGTAGAGTGGTTCTCGTATTTTTGAATAGTCCCCTTTTCCAGGAGATCCTCCAAGTGCTCCTTGAAGTCCTGAATCCACTTGCCAGGCGGCAATTCCGTGACGTGGAGTTGGTTCCCCTCCTTCTCTACGACACCTGACATGACCCACGTATGCTCCTTCGTCTTGGCCACCTTGCCCTTGAATCCCTTGAAGTGTGGTACCATGGGTACCATCGCCACCTGGTTCAGGGCGCACTCGATATTGTGCTTGATGATCTGGAGGTCGTACGGAGGGACGTAGCAGCTGAAGCCCGTCCCAATTCCCTCGGCGCCATTCACGAGGATCATAGGCACTATCGGTGCGTAAAATTCTGGCTCAACCTGTTGACCATCGTCCATGGCGTATGACAGAACTGCATTGTCAGCAGGATTGAATATCTTGCGCGTCTGTGGTGCCAACCGCGTGAAGATGTACCTGGAGCTGGCGGCGTCCTTACCACCCGCCAGCCGAGTGCCAAACTGCCCCGAAGGCTCCAAAAGGTTCAAATTATTTGCACCCACAAAGTTCTGGGCCAAGTTGACGATCGTGCCCTGAAGGCTCGCCTCGCCGTGGTGATACGCCGTCTGTTCAGCCACATAGCCGGCCAGCTGCGCCACCTTCATGTCCTGCGCCAGGTTCTTCTTGAGGCATGCGTAAATCACCTTGCGCTGAGACGGTTTGAGGCCGTCCGCCACGTGAGGAATGCTCCTCTTGATGTCCTCGGCGCTAAAGTTGGCCAAGTCGCGATGGACGAACTCGGACACGGGCAGCTTCGCCAATTGACCGTACGGGATTCCCGGCGGCGGTTTGGCCATGTGCTTCGTCAGCCACACCTTGCGGTCGTCACTCAGAGCCTTGGCAAACGCCAAACACATGGACTCGTTCATGTGTTGATCGGAATTGAAAGCAACAGTTAGTTTCTCAATTTGTTTGAAATATTCCTTAGCCTCTGCACTTGTGGAGGTGCCCAGACCCTTGTAGTACTTGATGGGTCCCGGGAGCCCACCTGATCGCTGGGCCTGCGCCTCACGAAAGGCCTCCTCTGTGAAGAACCACACCTTGCCCGCCTTGATGACGGGCGTCACCATACTCACGATGAAACCGAGCTCAATAAGCTTGGGCCAATATACGTGGAACATATTGAGGACTAGACCCTTGATATGGGACCCGTCTAGATCGGCATCAGTCATAATCATCAGACGGCCGTAGCGCAATTCTCTCACGGAATTATAGACCTTGCCATGTTGGAGCCCGAGAATCTTCTTCAAGCTGCTGAATTCCTCATTCTCGGTCACCTGTTTTACAGAAGCATCCCGCACATTGCGCGGCTTACCCCGGAGTGG